GGGTTCATTGTGCTTGGCTAAATTTGTTCAAATATACGGCAGAATCTTTAAAACAAGGCGATGCAATCTTTATGTAGGCTTCTTTTTTGCCCAGCAATCCGTTCCAAAGTTTCGCACCGAACCATTTGCCGGGCCGCTGCCAATATCCAACCACGCTCAAATCGTAGTCGGTTGTTAGCGTTACCTTGGCCGCCGAATCGGGGTGCAAAAATGCGGTCAGCTTTATGCAGTTGGTGTCAACCGTAAAGGATTGAATAGGGCATGGTATCAAGTCGATATGCCAGCGTTCCACCTCAACCTCAAAGGTGTCGACCTTGGTTCGCCACTTGGTGCGGTACACGAACTCAACCTTGCCGCTTTTTATTTTGAGGCTATCCAGCAGACGTTTGTTCTCGGCGGCTAATTGCTCAACCGTCAAGTCCAAACGCCTTGCTGTGCTTCCCGTTGTTTGCTGGATTGCCTCATAATTGCTTTTGTGCCGCTCGGCCTCGGCCATGTGGTTGCACGATTGCTTGCCCAATATGAATGCGGCAGCGATTGCGATAAGCCCGTAATGCCTCGATATAAACCCCAGCCAGTTCATCGAACCTTGCGGTTATCAATGCGAAAGTTTTCAACGCTGAAATCGCCATCTTCATCAATCTCAACAATCGCAGCCCCGTGATTCCATTTCGTGTATGCAAATGGGCGGTAAGCTGGTTGCAAGTCGCAAAGGCAACCCGTAGAAAAGCAAGCAACTCCTTTGCTGTTCAGGTCGCTTTCGTGATGCTCCGATGTTTGGTGGTTGTGGCCAGCCAATACAGATGCCTTACCCCGCAGAAACAATCCCCGTGCTGGGTTTACAGGGCTGAATATGCTATCCCCAAATTCGTGGCCATGCAGTACACTTAGCTTGCCAAACTTAGCGTGTTGGCGGCTGTCGATTAACTCAATATCAAGTTCATCAAGGCCCAATGCGGCCTTTAGTTGAAGCCCGGGCAGGGTAATCAACTCAGGTGCGTTTTGAAGTATGTACCTATCCCAGCGATCTTCGTGGTTCCCCAGCTTGTAGAAAACAGGTAGTCCAAGGCTTACAAGGCCAGCCAAGAAGTCCCGAACCATTTGCACCTCAACGGGGGCCGACATCAACGCTGGGTCTTTTTCCCATCGGCTAATCTTAGCGAAGTCGATTACATCGCCGTTTAGGTATATCGCATCAACGCCGTTTTTGAACCCGTAGTCAATAGCTGTTTCGATTGCTGGCAGTTCATGGTACGGGAAATGAAGGTCGGACAAAACCAAGGGCTTGCGGATGTTCTTCGGTAGATGCCATACCTCTTTGCTGGTCTTTTCCCCTCGGCCCATAAACGCTTGCATGTATTCGCTGGGCTTCATCTGCTCAGGGTTGTATAGGTTTTCCCGCAACGAACCGCTAACTGTTGCAAAGTTTTTTAGCCTGTCGCCTGCCGCACCCGTTCGGTAGCGGATTGAACATCGCACCCTATCAACCTCTTTGTTGGTTTGCTCAAATGCACCCGGATTTTCCATTACAATTTTGCGGGCTAATGTGCGTTTGAAGAAGCCCGCCTCTTGGGTATCAACGTAGCTGTCAATGATTTTTACTTGTTGTTCAGTCATAAGTTCCCCAATTGTTTGTATGAAATTAAGTGTTTCCCAACACCGAAAAGGTTTTTTAACATTTCTTAACGGATGCCCACCAAGCCCCAGCATCAAAACATGGGCAGGCTTTGTTGACATTAGGAAAGTCCCGATGCCCTAATACCGTAGCGTTTGGGAACTTATCGGTTAGCTTGGTAACCAGTTCGGCCATTGCTTGCTTCTGTTCTTTGGTACGGTTGTCGGTAGGCTTACCATTCGCATCAATGCCGCCAATGTAGCTGATATGAATGCTATCGTGGTTATGGCCCTTTACTCCGTTGGTGGTCTTTTCAATTGGCCAGTTGTCAACTACTTTGCCATCACGTTCAATGATAAAATGGTAACCGGGCGAACCCCAGTTCAGCACCTTTTTATGGTATCGGTTAATGCTGTCTGCCGTGGCCGTTATGTTGCTGGCCGTGGTGTGCAAAACGATGTGGTTAATTGGTCGCATGGTTTACGGGTTAAATGATGCAATTTGTGCCCCCGTGGTCGCAACGGTAGAACAGTTCTTTAACCGCTCGCCAATGCTGTTTGGCGTGGTTATGTTGGTAACCGATTCGTCCCACAATAGCGGTGCGATTGCGGCGGGCAAACTTGCCGATAGGCTTGTGTTTAGTGCTGTTGCAATAGGCGTTGGCAAACTTGCTTGTAGGCTTGCAGATATCGGCGTTGGCAAACTTGCTTGTAGGCTTGCAGATATCGGTGTTGGTAGGCTTGCCGATAGGTTTGCCGATAGGCTTGTGTTTAATGCTGCCGCCAAGGCATTAGCATCAAGGCTTGCAGTCCCCACCGTATTGTCAACAGGAACACCAAGGCTAACAGCAGCAGCAGGAGGCACAGCACAAGTACCTGTTAGGTTATTTGTGGGGCCGTAAACAATACCTGTTCTTACATTATTGGTAGCTGGATGGCCAGTTGCAACACCGGGGGTGTAAAGTGTGTTGGTGGTCAAATCGTATTTCCTAAACTGCCAACTCATATTAGTGCTTTCTAAGAATAAGAAAATTGCTGATATCGCTATTCTACCACTAGAATGATTTTCTATGTTTCCTGTAATTTTAACAGGATATGTTCCTGTTGATTGTACAGCAAAACTATTAACACTACCAATTACATTACCTACAATACTACAAGGCACATTTGATGCCCCTGTAAGCAATATTCCCCTTAGTGGAACACTCAGACCTGCGTTTGAGCCTATCCCACCTGTTACATTACCTGTAACATTTATTGTATCATTATTACTTCCTTGTATTCCCTTATTGCCTGCACCAGTGCCACCTGATATATTTCCAACTACATTTATTGTAGCGCCAGTTGAAGATAGAATTCCTACACATTCAGACCCCACAAAGTTGTCATGAGTATTTGAACCACCATGTACATCTCCTGTAACATTTATTGTAGCAGCAGTAGATAAAGAAATCCCACGAGTATTTGGTAACTGTCCTCCTATTCCAAAAGAACTTGCAACATTACCTACATAATTTAATGTACAGTTTCCTGTAACTAATATAACTATACTGTTACCTACTGCTTTTGTACCTGGCATATTGCCTGTAATATTTACCACATTAGGGGATGCAGCACTTATAACAATTAGGTTTGTTGCAAATCCATTATATAAATTAGCATTCACCGTTCTTGATGCTGGGATTGTTGCTGTTCCGCCACTAAGATAACCATCACCAAAAGATGTGCTTTCAGTCATGCTTAATGCATTTAACCAAAGGGTAAAACCTCCTGATTGAACAGCCGTAACATTTATCCTGTAGTATGTATATGAAGAAAGATTGGAAATGTTTGGGCTATTATATGTAGCAGCACTTGCTGCTGCAACAACAGTATGAAGTGTAACCCATATTACACCATCATTACTTCCTTGGAATGTCCAATCTCTAGGTCTTGAACCTGCGGCTGTGTTTTGATGCCACGCATACCTTTGAATGCTCTTTGGTGTATTAAATTGATACCCTATTTGACCACCATTCACAGCACCTACCCATTGGTCTGTTGATGGAGAAAAAGTATTTAAACCTTTTCTAAAAACTTTCCAAGCAGTAATATTATTTTGTGTTGCAAATGCTTGTCCGACACCTACAGGACTTGTGTTAGATGTCATGTCAGGTATTGGGTCTAATGGAACACCAATAGGTGTTTGACTGTTAGAAATAAATCCTGTAGTTACATCCTGATTGATGGTAATATTGTAGTTGTTTAAATAAACCTCATCACCTGTAGTAGGAATGGTTAATCCATCATCCCAAGTTAAAGGGTCACTCCAGTTACCAGCTTGCCTTGCAAATCTAATAGCCATAACTTAAAGACCTTTTGCGTTAATGTACTCCTGAATGGCTTCGCTTATCTTGGCGAATGCCTTTAATGCGTCTGCATCTTGCGAAGTTAAAACGTCCCCAAACACAATAGGCACATCGTATTGGCTTGGGTTTTCAGGCCGAAGCACATCGCCAGCCTCATCGGTAGCGAAATACTGCAAACGCATTGCAACAGTTTGACCTACCTCAGTAGCGTTAAACAATGGCATTGAAGATAGTGATGCGGCTACCTTGTTGTAGGTAACGCCATCAACGGTGATTGGTTTGTTTGTGTTCATAACTTTAAGTATAAATTGCTGTTAATCGGTTATCCCAAGCGACATTAACTGCCGTTTTAATTGTGATGCTGCCATTATTGGCAACCTGTATTCGGTAAATTGTCCAAGTAGGTGTGCTGGTTGACGTGCCAAGGTAGGCCGTGCCGCAGTACGAATAAGGTGCAACGAAATCGTGCTTTCGTGCAAGGTCAATCTCGCATGATATTGGTGCAATGCCGCCCGGTGATGCACAAGATTCGCCCACAATGCAATCGGCATCGCCTGTTAAAATCAAGTTAACCTCCAGCATCGCAGCCGCCATGTCCAAGGGTAGCCGAAGGTCGATGTTGTCAAACACGCCGTTAAGGGTTTCGGCACCGTACTCCCGATTGGTTACAACCGTTTTGATGCGGTCAAGGCCAAGGGTAGCCCGTAGGCTTGGGATATTGTCAACCGTTACCGCCTTTTGAAGTGCAAGCAAGATGTACTGTTCAAGGTATTGCGTATCGTTCTGCCACGTGCTTCGCGTACCAATCCAATGAAACTTTAAGGGAATGGTAATCTGCACCCGTTCTTTGTTGGCACGTACCCGGTCAAGCAGTTCGATATCTTCGGCCCCGTTCTTCAGCCAAAAGGACATGCCTGTACGCCAATCGAACCTTGTAATGTAGTCAAGGTTGCCGTTGCCATCGTAAACTACGGGGAAGGTGCGAAGGTTGCCATCTTTGCCCGTTTCTTCTATAAGTTGGCACAAAGGCCGTGTTACTGCCGAAATATTGGGCAGTCGGGCGTTCAAGTACGATAGAATGTCGCTTATCATTTAAACAAATCTACGACTATTTGCTGGGCCCTTTCGGTAAATTCTTTGCGTTCAGCGTCCGAAAACTTAAAAGCATCGCCATATTTGTCCAAAAGCCCATCAACTTTACCTTTCGGGTTGCCAGCGTTGTAGGTCATGCCTGTCGCTATAACGAACCCTGTGTTGCTAATTTTCAGTTCAGGGTTAACAATGGACTGCAAATACATTTGGCTGAATAGCCGAAACAATACCATCTTGCCTCGGCCTAATTCACGTTTGAACTCACGATAGCCGCCTTCATAAAACTTTGCCGTTGATTTGTCAGGCGTTTGGTTTTTGCCAATGCTTATAGGCTTGGTTGAATAGTCGGGTTTAATCGGCCCGCCTCCAGCGTCTAAGCCCTCGGCAAACACCCGTTTAAACTGCATGCGGCCAACACTTGAAGACAAGCCGACAAACCGTTTGCCGTTGATTCCCCGCTCAGCCTTGTTCAGCTTTGCGATGTATTCTTTGGTTGTCATTTGCCTGTGATACGTTTGATTTCGGCATCCACCACAGTCATTAGTTCGTGGCGGCTGCAACTCTCAACACCGTCTCGATGTTTAATGCCGTACTCCAGTTTATCGCTGCCGTTGTAACATACGGTTAAGCAAATCAACGGCACTTCGGGTTCTAAGCGGTGAAAAGTTAAATCGCCTGGCCATATATCGTTAATCTCAAATAGTTGTTTAGCGTGATCTTGCATGTGTTAAAAATATGCAATTGATTTTAAAGTGCATGCTTTTTTTGTTGTCATTAAAGGCACAAACACCCCACATTTTGCCCCTTTTATAACCACTTACCTGAAAATGAACTGCCGATTGTTGGCGTGCAAATCGTACCGCAGGCAGTCCAAGGCATCGGCACGTTTATCAACCTTGGTTCGGCTGCCTTTGTCAACACCGCCATCGGGTAACGCTTTCACAAACTCACAATCCCGTATCAGCACCTTGCATTTCGGGTTGATTAACACCTCATCGTAATTCGAAAAGATACTGTTGCATAGCCGCCTTGATTCTTGATGCGGCGGGTTCGACCTCGGCACAAGTAAATTGTTTGGCGATACTCGCATGCGGTCCACAATCTCGGACCACATATTTTGCCCGACCTTGGCAATTACCGACTGGGCACGACCCGAAGCATCACCCGTAACAAAGTACAATCGGTTTTGCACCTGTGCTGGGGTTCGCCTGAAGATTTCTTCAACCATCGCCTCGATGAACGTCTTGCCCTGTATGTGGTCTGCCGTTAAAGCAATCTCATCGAAGTAGTGAATGTACTGGTTGCCGTCTTGATGCCGCCCCCTGTGTGCTAATGTGGCCGTAAACGGGTTGTTGTTGAAGTCAATCGAAACGTACACGGGCATGGTAATATCGTATGCCGCCTTGCTGCCCACGTGCTTATGCCTGTCGAATGAATACAGCCAATTCAGCCCGGACATCGTAACCCGGTTGGCCAACACCTCCCGTTTGAAGGTCAGGCTGTCGTAGGTCTTTTCAAGCTGCTCGATATACCCTTCGGGCAGGTTCGCACTATTGTCATACGTTGTGCCGATGGTGTGTGCTATATGCTTTTCGCCCCATATCAGTTCATCGATGTCGGGGTTGTCCATCGGCGGCGTCATTGTCCACAGCGTTCGGGGGAACTTGGCCCCTGACATACGGCCCATAACAATGTTCAGGCTATCAATCGCCGCATCTTGTACCTCATCACCCCAACACCAACCAAGTTCAATACCTCTTATCATTGTTTCGATGCTGAACGTAATTACCTGTGCCCCGTTCATAAATGACCAAACCCCGTTGTGCTTTTCAAACTTTGACTTATAACCGAAGTACCTTTCAGGGTCTTTGTTGGCAACATAGTGTTCGCCCTTGAATAGCCCGTAAGCGTCAAGTACGCCAATGAACTCGGATAGCGTGGCGGTGTTTAGCTGGCTAACTGTATTGCTGAAGATGCCCCCTTTAATTTCGGGCTGATGAATGATGTTATGTAGTGCCCAATGTGCCCCCGTTATGGTTTTGCCTGAACGAATGCCACCGACATACGCATACAGCCGTTCGGTTTCGCTTGCGGTTAATGTTTCGTGCTGCTTCGGGTTTAAGTTATACCTCTTCATCGTTTTTCACGATGTTGAAAGTAAAGTTGCTCGGCCATTTCACGTTGTCCCGCTTTTCTTCATGCGGCCTGTTATAGCCCCTTGACTTGCCTTTGCTGTTTAGGTAGAAAATTATCGCAACGGTGTCGCCCTTGTTGATGCGGTCAATTAGCTTGTTTTCGACAAAGTCAAGTTGCACCTCCATGATTTCATCAACCTTGGCCTTGTATTCTTCATCCAGCTTTACCCATTCGTAATGCGTTACCCTTGCAACCCCGACCGACTTGCATGCCGTTGTAACGATGCCCAATGATTTTTCAAGGGCTTCAAGCATCGCCTTTTTTTTAGCGTTCGTATTGTTCGCCATAGTTTTATTTCATTGAAACATTAAACCCTCGGCTTTTCAGTTCATCGAAAAGGTCTTCCAAGGTTATCATATCGGCCTCGACTATCAGGCTGTTTGCGTCTTGTTCTTCGGGTTCATCGTTGGGCAGTTCGGTATCAAACCCGGGTATGTCAAGCCCCCACCTTGTCAGTTCTTCTGCGTCCCATTCGTTTGCCAACTGCTCCCAGTTCCAATCGCCAAACCCCACATTGTCCTTTATCACAAATTCATCCTTCTGTGCATCGGTCAAACCTTCGGCAACTACAATGGGAACCTCTTTCCATTTCAGTTCTTGCATGGCCTTTAGCCGCATATTGCCGCCAAGTACGGTCATGTTTTCATCGACCACTAAAGGGCGAAGAGTAGCCATTTCAGGAAACTCCACAAGCGAAGCAACCAGCTTTTTGAATTTCTCATCCCGAATAAATCTTGGGTTGCGGCTATTTCCCTTGACCGAACCAATTTTGACAAGTTTAACCATTTTTTATGATTTTGATTCCAGTATAGTCAATTTGTTCAATTTTTGGCAATATGCCTTGCCCTTCAAAGTATTCATCAACCGCAGTTTTTGAACCTTTCCAATGCCCGTAGTCATCAACAATCAAAACTCCGCCAAAGTTCAATTTAGGGTAAAGCACCTCCATTTCTTTTTTGGTTGACGCATACCAATCCGTATCAAGCCGAAGTAGTGCTAAGTTGCTTTCGTGTATGTACTTTGCACCATTAAGGGTAATGCAAACATCGCCCACAACAAAAGTCACGTTTGCCAGTGGAAAACTTGAACGGCTTATCGTTTCCCGAACCTCATCAATTAGGGAAATGCACATAACGTCTTCAAGTATGCTTTCTGCCTTTCTGCCGTTTAGGTCTTTGTCAATATCTTCAGGCGGTGTCATGCCCTGAAACGTATCGTACAAAAACACCTTTCGGTCGGTCATTTTGTGAAATGCAAGGTATTCCATGATTCCCAAAATGTTGCCACCTTTCCAAACGCCACATTCTACAAAATCGCCCTGAATGTTGTTTGCCCTTATGTACTCAAGGGAATCGTACAAAGCACCCATTCGTTCAACGCTGGTCATTGTGAACGGCGATACTATTTCAATAAACGTGTTCTTAACCATTTTGAATTGTTTGCTGAATCAAAAGTACAAATTGTTCAACGGTTCTCACAATGTGGTATTCGCCCCCGTGCATCAATGCCATCTTTTGCCATTCTTTTTGCCC